ATATTGCTCAGGCAAGTGCTCAAGAAGCAGAACGTTTAGTACACGTATTTGCTAACAAGCTGGAAAGCAAGCTTAAACTACATCAGATTGGTGTCTTCTAATGTCAGATACATTTTTTTATACCTGTGTTTCACAGATCAATATTAATGGGGTCTGGATTAATATCAATGGTACAGCTACTAAAGCAACCAAAGATATGCATGGACGCTATGTAATCAGGGCATATAAGAATTCTGAAACCCCTGCTAACCAGCTTCAAGCTAATGGAAATGTAAACGATGTGCGTGTACATGCTACTAGAGGAACTAATAGTGCAGATTGGGTCAACTCTCCAGCAGTATTTACTAATAACTATGTAAGCGGTAGCTATGCTTTAGTTGAATTCTTAGCTGAATTTAAAGCCTCTTCTTCTATTGGGAGCTTTAGTGCATCTATTCTTGTAGAACGTTATGATGGAACTAACTGGATTCCTGTACCTCTTAAAGTAGGAGGTGCTGTTCCAGCTACTGTTAATTTTACAGCTGGTGGAGTAATACCAGATTTTCCAAAGACTAAGCCAGATGGAAGCGGACAAGTTACAGACTTGTATACAGCTGTTGGTGGAAACTTTACTACAGGCAATCTAAAGTGGGATGCCTCATCTGCTCCTGGTGGAGAATGGGTACTTGCTGTAGAGACCCCTGTAAATGGAAACCCTAAGGCATTCAATATTAGCTATGTTACGTTTTCTCCTGATGGTAAAAAGAAAACTACTACACCTCTAGGATCTCAAAAAGGCAAGACAGGATCTGCCTGGACAGCTGCTCAAAAGCGTTTGTTACAAGCGGTACAAGATACAGGAACTACAAGTACAACTACAACTACTGATCCTAATATACCTACTGCTTCCAATAGCGATATTTCAGCAAACCCTCCTAATCATATTTGGACAAGACGTCCTAGCCTTGATGAGCTTATGACTGCTAATGATAGTCAATATTATGTTCCTAATCCTGCAACTGCAGCACAGATATTACAAACGAATACTGCTGCATACAGCAACGTAACTACTACACACCCACTTGGATACATAATCCAAGATGTAACTACTGCCCAGAACTTAAATATAAAGACTGGTAAAGGTAAAAATCAAGTCTATCAATTTAACTTTACTTACAACCCAACCACGATTAGCTATACCACATCTGCTAATACTCCAATTGACTGGACACTGGGTACTGCAGATCCTTCTAACGTTCTTGGTGGACCTACTATTGTTTCGTTTGATCTTTATCTAAATAGAATTCAAGATCTTCAACTTCTTAAGCTTGGCTATAAAGCTGGAGCTTACCCAGGAAAGGGACTAACTGACATTGATCAGAAAGGTCTTTTAAACCGTGGAACAGAATATGATCTAGAATGGCTATACCGTGTAGTTAACGGAACCCCTAATAAGACTGGTCTACTAACCTATGGTGGGGAAACATCAGACTATGGTTATATTACTGGTACCCCATTCTGGCTACAGTTCCACAGCAATATGCGGTACTACGGAGGTCTTGCTGGCCTAAGCGTTAACCACGTTATGTTTACAAAAGATATGATCCCTACTCTTTCAGTAGTATCTCTAACCTTCAATCGTTACCCTGTCTTTGATCAGAGTAGCGCTAAGTCTACTGGTTGGATCTTGCAGAAGGAAAAGGAATATCTCAAGAGCACAACCACTACACCAGGAGCTACAGCATGACAATAGAAATCGTATCTCGATACAACGACGGCCCACTTTTTCAGCTGCCTGATAAATATTCAAGTATTTATAACATCGGTGTTTTTAGAAAATGGCCGTCCACTATACAGCGCCGTTACGTTGAACACACTTGGGAAGATGGAGATAGCCTAGGAGCATTAGCTGCTCGTTATGGTGATGGGTCAAAGTACTGGTGGGAAATTATGGAGATCAACCCAGAAATTATTAATCCTCTAAACATCACTCCAGGAACTGTTGTGAGAGTACCGTATGGCAATCAATAGTCCATCAACTCAGATGTTCCAGTGGCAAGCTGCCACAGCTGGATCAGACTTTACAGTATCTTTTCCAAAGGCTCCTGAGCTTGAACTAATCTTGATTGGAGCTGAGCTCTACCAAGATATAGAGCAGCATGATCGTTTAGTCCTGCACTTTAAAGGAAAGCCTTTTGTAAAGGGTACAGAGATTAAAAGCGGAGACCCTGTAACTTTTACCTTTCAATCAGAAAAAGTAAAAGCTACCTGGAAGGGTTATGTCTACAGCCCTGTATCAAAGAATACTTTAAAGGCAAACAATACAGATGTAGTATGCGTAGGAGCTTCTTATCTACTTAAAGACGCTGATCAACAGATCTACACCAACGTAACAGCAGATCAATGTATATCTAAGATTGCTAAGAAGCATGGTATGACAGCTGTTACCCAGCGCCATCCTCGTAAGTTTGCATCACTTACCCAGACAGGAGTTAGTGACTGGCAGTTCTGCCGTCGTCTTGCAGCTCAGACCGGATTTGCTTTGAGAGCCGACAACACTACTATTATCTTTATGTCTAAAGACAAGCTCTACAATGATCATAAAAAGAGTGCACCCTACTTCTTCTATGTTGACAACCCACAAGGCGGTGTAGTAAACAAGTCAGATAGAAACCTAGGAACTATTCTCAACTTTGAAGCTTACCCTTCAGATGAATCTCCAGAGCTAGAAGTAAGCTTGGACCGTGTCACCACAGGAACAAGCACTAAGGCTGGAAAGAAAAAAGCCGTTAAGGTTACCCATAAGCATAAAAAAGCTACTCCTTCTAAGGGTGCAGTTAAGCCTGGAAAAGGATTTTTTAAGTGACCACATACTCAAACAGTAAGCCTGGTAAGCCAGCTCCAGCTAAATTTAAAAAGTATCAAACACATGATGTGGTATCAAGCCTTGCAGAATCTAAGCAGCTTGCTGCTGATTACTCTGCTGCTAAAAAGTGGACACACAGAGCTAAGGTTTCTGTTGTAGGCAACGTTTCTGTAAAGCCTTATCAACCAGTTTACCTAGATGGACTTCCTAATGGGCTATCTGGTTATTGGACTGTTCTTTCTGTACGCCATGCCTTTGGTGGTATTCCAGCTAAGTACCTACTTGAACTTGAAGTAGGAACGGATGTTATTGGAGAAGTTGATTCCAATGCTAGGAAGGCAACTCTTCTTAGAGATGTACAGGCTGAGGTATCTGGTCAGTCAGTGCCAGCACAGCCAGAACCACAGCTATCAAATATTTCCCTTTCTCCAAATCAATCAGATCTTGTAAATACTTATGGGGCTACAGATCAATCGTTTGCAAATACCCCTCCAGCTATCGCTGTACCAACAGGTATTACTAAGGATATATACTCTACTAAGGCGCCAAACTTTAAGCACGTAAAGCGCAAGACTACCTGGACTTCAACTTCGGCAAGGAAGGTTACATGATGGTAATGGATAACCCTTCATCATTAGAGTTTAATTTTGACCCTCAAAATCGCCCACGATATTATGGGATCTATAGGGCTACCGTAAAAGATATTAAAGATCCTCTAAAGAAAAGTAGAATTAAAGTAGCAGTTCATATGCCTACTGGAGCAGCAAAGACTGGCTGGGCGGTAGCATGTTTGCCTATTACTAGTAACTCTAATCACCCGGATCATATAGCGCACACAGCTGCAGATGTAGCTGCGCTCCTTACCACCCAAGCTAGGACAGTTACCTCGGCATCTGGTGGCAGTCCTTCCCATACACACAGTGTTTCAGTACCAGCTTTAACAATCGTAGCTAAGCCTGGCGTTGACCCTCTTGATCACGCCCATGTTACTGAGCCGGATACTACTGAAAAATGGAATGATTCGCAAGAGACTAACACGACAGATGAGCATACACCCCATAGAATTATCCCTAGAGTAGGCCAAAATGTGTGGGTAATGTTTATCGGCGGGATAACCGAAAACCCTGTATGGATTGGAATTGAACCATGAGTAAATCAATATCCTACCCATATACCTTAGATGGTTTTGGAGTAGTAAAAGCTACTACAGATGTAAATAAGATTTGGATAGACAGGGTTCTTACCCTTCTATCTACCCGGGTAGGGCAACGTCCTATCCTCACGGAGTACGGTACAGATATTGATTCTGCGCTATTTGAAAACCAGAATAACTTTGAAGCAGCTGTTAATCAGGCAATTAGGCAAGCAATTGCTAGATGGATTCCTGATATAGAAGTAGCTGATTTAAAAGTTGTTGTACAAGGAACTGATGGAGTTGGCCAGGTTAACTTGACCTTAACTATGCCTAACAGCACATTGGCAAGCCTATCAGTAAGCACTGCAAACTTTAGCCCTGACGGAATGATAACGAGGTAATAATGGCTGACCCACAGATTGACTATACATCTAGAGACTATGCTGGTCTTAAAGCAGACCTGATTTCTCTAGTTAATACACGTACAGGACTTGCATGGGATGCTGCCGACCCTAACGATCTAGGCTCCGTTCTTATTGAAACCTTTGCCTATATGGGCGACATCATGTCTTACTATCTTGACCGTATCGCTAACGAAACATCTATTGATACAGCTACTCAACGAAGCAACCTTTTAAGCTTTGCTGCGTTGTACGGATACAAGCCAACTGGTCCTATCCCAGCTACTGTACGCATTAGTTTTACAAACCTTCAAGATACAGACACAATTGATATTCCTATCGGCACCCAGGTAATGGCTTTGCTTAGCTATGCCAATTATACTGAAGCATTCTTTGAAACTACTGAGGCAGCTACAGCTGTACTTCCAGGTCAAACTGTTTCTTTAGCATGTAAAGAAGGCAAGACTGTTAATACAGATCGTCCAGACTTGATTGACCCTAACTACAACAAGCCGCTTCCAATAATCATTGGAAATTCTGATGGGACAGCAAACCAAGAAATTAACATCATTGATATTGGAGTAGTAGATAGCTCTCTAGTAGTGTACGTAGGACAAGACGTAGCTTTCTCTACCTGGAAGTATGTAGACTCCCTTATTGAATCAGGACCATTAGATCTCGTTTTTACTACCCGTCAAAACGAAGACGGAACTATTACTGTAATCTTTGGAGACGGTATTACCGGTCAAGTTCCAGGTAGTGGCCAAGTACTAAGCGCTACATACAGAACTAGCGTGGGAGTAGCTGGAAACATTTCTGCTAACAGCGTTTCAGAAGTTACCTTTATTCCTGGCAACCCTGATGCAGAAGCCATCTCATTCTTGCAAGCAACCAACCCATCTGCTGCTGTAGGTGGAGCTGATGCAGATAATAACGCCCAGCTTAAAGCAAAAATTAAAGCTGCAATCTCTGCTAGAAAGCGTGCAGTAACTTTGGCAGACTATGAATATTTATTATCTTTGGTTTCTGGTGTAGGAAAGGTTAAGGCGGAATCAGCAGTTTATTCAGTTGTAAACACATACCTACAATTACCAAATGACTTTACATCTACGCCTGGCATCTATGTACAGACAGGAACTGTTACAAACGTAACTGGTGATGGAACCTATATAACTGTAACTACAGCTGACAACCATCTATATAGTGTGGGAGAGATTGTAACTATTGTTGGGGTAGATCCAACAGATTACAATCTTATTGATGCAGTAATCTATGACATCCCATCCACCACTACTTTTAGAATTGCTAATACAACTACTACAGCTTTTGTTTCTGGCGGAACTGTAAGCGGTACTCAACCTACAGCTAACTGGAATACAACTAAGGCTGCGGCTATAAGCTATATGGCGGATAAAATTCCTGTAGGAACAACCCTTACTATTAATTCTCCGGTATACGTACCAATCTATTTGGGACTAAACGTTACTGCAAAAGATGCCTACCAAGCATCGACCGTAAAGCTAAATGTATATAAGGCCATGCTTGGAACTGGCGGGTTATTTGATTTTGACAATAATACCTTTGGTCGTCGCATCCACTCTTCAAACATTATTACAGCAGCATCAAATGCTGATGGGGTAGATGTTGTGGATATCGTTCAACTTAATAGGGATGGTTCGGCAAGTGTGGGCAATATAGATCTAGATGCGTATGAAATTCCATATTTGCTAGCAGCAAACCTGGCCATCACAGTAGTTGGTGGTATACAATGACCTCAGTAAAGATAGGTAGGTATTAATAGTGACAGCTTCGTTTCCCGGTGCCGTACGGCCTTTTAGCTCTAGAGTAGACCTTCGGGATACTGTAGTAGCTAATGACGTAAACTCCCTCCAAGAGGAAGTGCTGGCCATTGAGGCAACCATTGGTACAGCTAACAATACCAATAAGCCTTTGGCATCTACCTACTCAGGAACCTTTGCCTTAACCACTTCTTGGACAACTCTGTCTGATCGTCTTGCCAATATTGAAGCTGGACTTGTAAACGGTGTAGGCGCATCTTCAATCTATGCTACTAAAGCATCACCTACTTTTACAGGAACAGTAACAGTTCCTAGCCTTGTACTTACTAACGCACTTACTGTGCCATACGGTGGTACTGGTCTTAATGCCGTAGCTACTGGCGACATCTTGTATGGAAGCGCTACCAATACACTAAGCAGACTTTCTGCTGGTACTAATGGTTACCTTCTTACTCTTGTAGGTGGAGTTCCAGCTTGGGCCTCTGCTCCAATTAGCTTGCCTCCTCAAACAGGTAACAACGGTAAGTGGCTTACTACTGACGGATCTACTGCTTCATGGGCAACTATCTCTGCAGACATCACAAGCGTTACTGCAGGTACCGGACTTACAGGTGGAGCTACCTCAGGCGATGTAACTATTAACTTAGATACAACATCTGTATATGTAGTTCCTTCTCAGACTGGAGCTAGCGGTAAGTATCTGACATCAAGTGGATCTGCATCTTCATGGGCATCTCTTCCTACAGGAAGCACTACTGTAGCCGGTATCCTTCAGCTAACAGATGCTACTAACTCTACATCTACAACCACAGCTGCTACTCCTAACTCTCTTAAGATTGCTTATGATCTAGCTAATGCTGCGGTACCATCTACCAGAACAATCTCAACCACATCACCACTTTCAGGTGGTGGTGCTTTATCTGGTAACCTTACCTTGTCGGTAACTGCTGGAACTACTTCAGCGGCAGGTGTTCTTCAGCTTACAGATTCAGTATCATCAACATCAACAACAACAGCAGCAACTCCGAACTCTGTTAAGACAGCTTATGATACAGCTGTAGCAGCGGCGGCGTCGGCTTCGTCAGGTGGATTTAACGCTTTCTTACTCGCAGGGATGTAACTAACTCATGGCAAAATTTGGAGTACGTAGATACGATACGTTTAAATATGGTCAGCTAGATAGTACCGGAGTTTATTTTAACTCAGGCATTACTGCTAAAGCTATTGACTATAACAAGACATATATCACATGGAATACCATGAGCTACGACCCTAATTTGCCTACCCCTACTCACTGGCGTTTAGTAAAAAACTTTACCGGTACTCCTGATAACCCTTTTGATGCTCTTCTTGTAGAGGGTGGATCTTTAAGTTCTTTTCCTACAAACTATACAGAAACATTTGTTGACAAGCCTAACTCACAGGTTAACTATTCTTTATGGTTATTTAATAGCAACGGCTGGATATTCTGCGGGTCTGCTGACACTATTATCGTAGATCAAACAACCACTTTAGATAAGATTACTAAGTGGATTCCTAGAGCTTGGTTAAATCAAACTGCAGATAATGTTGGTGACATAACAGGTGAACCAAAGCCTACAAATCGTCTTGAAGAAACTCTATATGCTTATGCTTTTATGTATGACAAGATTGCAGTTGAAGGTTTAATCCTTGAACATACTGCAGATAAAGCTGGAGTAAACAACTCACTAGTTTTACCTAAGATCTTAGATCTTGGATTTAATAATGAACCTACACTGGGAGACGTATACTACCGCTCTCTTTACTCAGCAGGAAATGAAATCAATATTGAAAAGGGAACTACCTCAGCTGTAAGTACTTTTGCTACAGCGCTGACCCACTGGGGAAGTAACGTAGTAACAGGCCACAACCTTTTGCTTGACTATAATGATTCTTCTTTTGAGGAGTCTATTGGTCGTTGGACTATTACTGGCTCAGCCACCTTTACTAAACAAAACTTCAGTACTTCTCTTGCAGACATCGGAGTTCTAGTAGCTAACAATGAACTAGTTCTTGTAGACCCACTCTACCCACCACGTGCCGTAGGTTTTGGATTACTTACTACACATACTACTTCAACAGTTACCTTAAATCTTCCAAACCCAACATTTAGCAAAGATCTTTATGGTGTACCGGTAGAACCAAATACATATTATTTATTTACTGGCTGGATTCAACAACTAGACACAGCTACAGCTACGGTTAATGCAGTAATTCACTGGTGGGATCCAAGGGGAAATCTTTTAAGCTCTACTCCTACCCCAGCTAACCTTACAACTAATGGGGCTTGGCAAGAGTTCACCAGCTATAACTACGTGGGACGAGCAGGATCTAAGTCTCCTAACACAGCTGCTACTGCTACTGTATCTATTAACATTGAGTCTTCTAGCTCTGCTTATAAAAAATATGCACTTGACATGATGCAGCTAGCCGAAGCTAAGAATAGCTATGAGTTTGAAGATGCTCGTCGTGTGCGTGTATATGTAAAGGGTGAACAAGAAAACTATGTTCTTAATCCAGACTTTGAAAACGGTATTGGTTTTTGGACACCATCTCCTAATGGATCATTTGCACAAGACCCTACTATTTATGAAGGAGCTCTTGAACATGGAGAAACTTTAGGAGAGTTAACTATTCTTAGTGGTACTGGTGGATACATTACATCTGACTGGGTGTCGGTAGATTCTGGACAAAACTATACTTTTAGTGCGTTTGTAAGTTGCGGATATACTGCTCAATATAGGACTGCTATAGCTCGTATTGAGTTTTCAAATCGTGCAACTGTAGAACAACAAAGCCAAGTACTTATAGATGCTAACGGACAGTACCTACAAGATAGCCCATACTATGTAGACTCTGATCCCTACACTCTTACCTTTCATTATGTACATAATGATACAGATCCTACTATTATAGACCCAACTCTTTATCCTCCTATATCCACAGTACCCTTTCCACACTGGGCAGGAACAGAGCCAATATATTTTGATCCTTTAAACTCACCTCCTGGATACTACATTGCACAAGCTGTGCCAGATAAGATTAACGTTAAAGTAACCGGAATTACCCCACCTAAAAGTCGTGACTCTGGAAGCCCGCTTGCTAAGGTAACTCTTTACTTCCCTGATGCAGTTGCTGGAGATACTCTTTGGGTAGATGGCGTGATGCTTCAAGAAGCTAACGAAGGTTATGACTTCTTTGGAGGAGACGGCGCTAATCCCCCAACTGACCCAGTCAACCACATCTACTTTTCACCTAACAACTGTATTTGGGAAACTAAAACTAGAATTAATTTTGTTAATAATCCATCTATGGAAACACTTGCAGACTGGACTGCGGATCATGGAACTCTTAGTTTAGTATCAAGTGGAGTTACCCCTGCTCGTATTGAAAATCCTAATGGATCTCTTGGTGGATTAGTTATAGACCCTGTTACTCACGCACCAGCACTTTTTCCTTATGGTCCATTATTTGGTAGCCAGATGGGTCAATGTACTTTTGGAATATTTGGGGTAGATAATCCAGGAGCTGTTGGAGAAATTCACACAACTGTTTATCTTCCAGAACCTGCTAAGGGTGGCGAAGACTTTGTAGTATCTGTATATGTACGTGGTGGTGAGGGAACATATCGTCTTTATACTAACAAAGGACAAGTTGATGAAACATCTAACTTGTTAGAGGTAATCCAACATGACCAGTACCAGTGGATTCGTATGCAAACTGTACGTAATCTATTACAAGGTGAAACTTCATTCCAATTAGATCTAACCTTTACTCAGGCTGCCGCATCTGCTGGACTACCTCAAACTAACTACTTTCAGTTTGATGGGTTCCAAGCAGAGTTTGGCCGCACCCCAACTAAGTTTGTTGACCCTTCTAATGCACTTACAAAGCACATGCCTAACCCAGGCAACACTGCTAAGACTATTTGGTTGAACCAAGAACAAAGCCAAGGTGGAGGTAAGAGTAGTTACTTTAATAATTACTTTGCAAAGCTTCAACGCCTATATGCCAACTTAGAATTAGTTATGCCACATGGTACAACTTACTGTATAAAGCCAGGGTTTCCATCTCTTGAATATCAAGGAGAACTATCCTCATCTTTAATTCCTTCAGCATCATTTGAAAAAGATCTTGGAGATTGGGTTGGAGTAACGGCTAATCTAAATCGTATTCAAACAGTTGGAATCATTGCATCTGACACTACAGTTCAGGGAACATCTTATTGCCGTGTAACCTCCACTAAGGCATCATCTACCAGTAATAATAGTTGGGCTATTCAAACTGGTCAAATACCTATTAACTCTGAACAAGGTTACTACGGATCGGTTGCTATCCGCCCATCTATAAATGCTTTTGGAACTTACACAATGACCAATGTGTTCTATGGACCAGATGGGTCAGTAATTAAATCTTACACCGAAACATATGAAATGCTTACAAACGCAATCGGTGCAAAGAACTACGAACTTCGTTGGAACTATATTGGTAATGTGTTTCCAGCTGGTGAAATTGCAGGGTCGTCCTACATGGTTATGACAACTACCTGTACCCCAAGCGCATTTCATGCAGGTCAATACTTCGATATTGACAGATGCGTATTTAGAGAGTAGACTGTTTTATATGGGCACATTAATTATTTCAGCGCTGGCTACAGCGTGTATCTTAGCAGCAGTCGAGGCATTCCTACTTAAGCTAGGTAAATGGCGAGGCTTGTTAGGTCTTGGACTAAGCTTAATCTTTTGTCTAATATTGACAGTAAGACTTAGATTCCTATTTCCATATGTTCTAGCATCTACATTCCTTGGACTTACTTTGTCCTTGCTGGTAGAGCAGATCTTTACTGGACTTCCAAAGGGCGATTTGCCAAAACGTATCCCACCTCGGTAGAATATTTCTAGGAGGGGGTTATATGAAATCACCATATTCAAACCCATACTTGTCCGCTAGGGCAAAAGGGGTATTTGCATACTACGCAGAGCTAGGCAGACCTGTGTCAGCCGACGAGCTTTCTGCTGTCATGCCCGAAGGCAGAGACGCTATTCAATCTGCGATCAACGAATTGAAGCGCTTTGGATACATTATCACGACCCGAGAGCAGGTTAACGGGAAGTGGAATTCATACATGAAGTTCACAGAAGGGGCTAAAAAGCTCCTTGGCACCGACACCGGATTTTCAGGGCTCTTGTATGTCTATAGTGATGTGTCTACTGTGACTAGTACTAATGATATATCTACAGTAGATAAACCTATATTAGAACTACTACGTAGTTCTAATATATCGAGGACTGCGTCCTCGAAGGAAGGAGAAGTTATGGGATGGGATTTAGATGGAGATGAAACTCCTAAGCCTAAGAAGTTTGTCGAAGAGGATCCCGCTGGGGCGGTAGGCAAGATTGAAGACAAGGCGGCTATGCGTAAGGCCAAGTACGGCGCAAAAGCTAACGTGGCGTCAGTCAAGCATCGCAGCAATAAGCCGGAAGAGATCTGGAACACCGCAGACTTAGTCTCAGAGTTTGGATCATTGCTCAATCAAAGTTCCGCTGGCCATCTCACGATGCAGTTAAACACTCAGCAGTTTGCTGTATGGATCAATCAGCAGGTTGGCAAGGGCGTAACTAGACAACAGGTGCTTGCAGCTATTAGAATGTTTTTTGAGGACCCACGTAATCTGCATGACGCAGGTACAGGGGTTCCTCTATGGCGTAAGTTCATCAGTTACTACCAGACGGTAGAAGGAACTGTGACTCGGGAAGAACTTCCTGACTCATACGATGAAGAGATCATTAGAAAGCAACAAGAGAAAATGCTACGACTACTGGGAGGCAAGTAATGTACGACATTAACAAAGAATCTCCTACAGTCCGCCACGCTATCCTGCGTGCCAGCCTGCCTATGAAGACCATCGGCATGGAGTTCTCAGACCTAGATAACGCCGAGGCTGTGGCCCTGGTTCAAAAGTGGGTAGATACAGTCCGGTCAGGGATAGTCATTAAAAGCCCTGGAAGCCCCTCTAGCGGCCTCGGACTAGCCCTGGTAGGGTTACCAGGTCACGGCAAGACCACCTTGGCCTCTGTAGCCCTTCAAGAGCTTATTAGGACAATGCCGGTCTCCTCAAACCATCCGGGGTTATTTATGGATTATCCAAAATACCTACGGCTTGAGAAAGAGTCTTGGACAGATCCTGAAGCCAAGGAGTTAATCCAAAAGGTTAATGGGGATGTAAAAGAATCTATACCGCTTTTTATTCTAGATGATCTAGGAAAAGAATATAGAACTGCAAGTGGATGGTCAGAAAATATGTTTGATGCTGTGCTTCGTTCTCGCTTCAACGCTGGACTACCAACAATCGTAACTACGAATGTTAAGTTTTCTAAGTGGAGAGCTACATACGGAGCAGCAATGGAAAGCTTTGCCCATGAAGCATTTATGTGGGTTGATATAGAATCAGAGAGTGGGGACCGACGTATATGAAAGAGCGAATAGTGGACTGGATGATTACTCAGATCTTTTTATCTGAGACAGGTGTTCATGAAGTGTATGTTCATCACAACTCTCACAAGTTGCGCTGCAACTGTGCTGGTTTTGAAACCCGCAACACTTGCAAGCACACACGCTTTGTTAAAGACCGTATGAATTTAAACGGTGGCGTTTACCCCGTAGAGATTTCTACTAAGGTAGATCGTGAGCAGAGTACTCTGGCTAGCGAAGATCCGGAAGCCTTCAGACAACTTCTGGTAAACTACGGCAAAATAGAAATAGTTTAACTATGCGTGGGGGCGATATTTCAAACGAGATCCCGATGCGAGTTCTCGTTTCTTTAGATTGTTTGCTTACACGAGAGACAAAGATCAATAAGGTTATGGGTATTCCTGTTCCTTATGTGGAGACAACTTACAACAGATTATCTCTAGCTCATTTCTGGAGGTTCAGGGATACCCACGGGTACACCTTAGAGTTAGTTGGCTTTGAAAGATCTCAGTCTGAGATGGATAGGGTGCTAGAGGATTTAGATAACCTTGGTACTAACCCATTCAACTATTCAAAAGCTTATAACGTAGTTGCTGATCTTGTAGCAGAGCTTCCGTATAGGCCAGAAGTAAAACATGTAATTGATATTCCAGATCGTGCACTTAGATACGGTCGTTGGTTCTTAGATGAGGGGAGGGTAAATGGCCGCTAATAATGAAGAGCGTTTATTATCCAAGGCTATCCGTAATAGGGATATAAAGCCGCTGCTTGAGACTGGGGTTCAAGAAGACTGGTTCTTCAATGATCTCAACAAGCAGGTGTGGAAGTTTATTGCTAAGCACAATGAAAAGTATGGAGAAGTTCCTACAGCCGTAACGGTTAAGGACAACTTCCCTACCTACGTTTTGCATGCGGTAGAAGACAGCATAGAGTACCTGCTTGATCAATTGATTGAGTATCGTAAACGTCAGAAGACTATCGACGCTTTGCTGGAAGCACAGCAAGCAGTGTCCCAACAAGATCACAACACAGCTCTACAGACTATGGCGTCTGCAGCGCAGATCTTGATGAATGATAACCAACGAGAATCCTTAGATGAAAACCTTAGCGATGATCCTATGCAACGCTACGACGAGTACATGGCTATTAAGACTCGTCCTAACGGTTTGCTTGGTTTGTCTACCGGTTTCAAAACTATCGACGAGATTACATCTGGTGTTATGAAGCAACAGCTTTGGACAATCGCTGCTCCACCTAAGACAGGTAAGTCAGTGCTTGCTATGCAGATGGCTATCAAAGCACAGGACGAGAATCAACGTGTCATGTTTCAGTCATTTGAAATGACGGCTCGTGAAATGAAAACTCGTTACGATGCTATGCGTTCTCATATCTCTCACAAGCGTTTGATCATGGGAGCTTTGCGTTCTGAAGAAGAGCAACGCTACCTAGATCACTTAGGAATCGCACGTGATGATTTCTGGATGCCTGACACAGTGGCCTCTAGAACTATCACAGGGCTTTGTGCCAAGGTAGAAAAGTACAACCCAGATATTCTATTTGTTGACGGTATGTATCTTATGTTTGATGAAGAGACAGGCGAGACTGAAAGTGAACGATCACTTCGTAGTCTTACTCGTGGAATGAAACGTGTAGCACAGCGCTACGACATTCCGGTTGTAGTTAGTACTCAGACTCTGCGCTCTAAGATGCGTGGGGGCAGGGTAACTGCAGACTCTATTGGTTACACATCTTCGTTCTTGCAGGACTCAGACATCGTTCTAGTTCTACAACGACAAGATGAAGAGGATGATTCATCTCGTTCTCTAAGCGTGGCAGCTAGCCGTATATCAGGTATGGGATCCACAGACCTACTGTGGGATTGGGAGGAGGGTCGCTTTGAAGAGTATGCAGCTTTCAGCGGTGTCCAGTCCATTTAATGGGACACAGCTTTGCAGTCAATATGATTTAGAAATCTTCTTTCCAGAAGAATATACAGACGAGGCCGTAGCAGCAGCTAAAGAAGTTTGCAGCAACTGCTGGATAAAAGATAAGTGTTTATCTTTTGCTTTAAGTACTAACGAAAAGGAAGGCGTATGGGGTGGAACAACTCCTAAAGAACGCCGTAGTATTCGCAGAAAGGCGAGACGATGATTGAAAAAGAAGAGAACCTAGGTATGGATCTACGTGACAAAGAAAATCCTATTCA